CACGAAGCTGTGCGTTGATCTGCGTGTTAAACGCTTTGTCCGCATCGTATGTGGGAGAGTCTTTTGCTACTTTCTTAAACTGCGCAATCAAGTCTTGCTTTTGTTTAGCCAGTGCGTCGTACTTCTGCACAACTTCTTGTGCGTACTCAGGGGTTGTTTTACGCTTGCGCTCTTCCTCAAGGCGTTTCTCTTCCTCGGCACGAAGCTTGGCAAACTCTTCTTGTTGGGGTGTACCCGCACCTTTGGTACGACGACCAAGAGCCAAGTCAAACAAGCCCTGCGCTAACGCACCAACCGCGCCACCATAAGCAGCGGACTCGCCAACGCCTTCAATGATTTCTTGGTCAGGCTTGTAGATGCCTTTGGAGATTAAGTTCTGTGCAGCTTGAGATGCGGCTTCTTGCGCGGCTTCTTCGCCACCAGCCATCAATGCACGTTTAACATAGGATACAGCACCGTCTTTAACGGGGTCTGATATACGTCCCAGAATACGGGCGGGGGCAAACATTTCGCTGATACCAACGACTGTACCCAAAGCGGTCGCACCTGCGCGTTGTCCTTCTGTGGCTCCACCCTCTTCGGCACGAGTACGAGCTTCTCCGGCACCTGCGCCAGCACCAAGCGCACCCATACCAACACGCCCTGCGGCCCCCAGTGGGCCAAGACCTAAGAACGGGATAATTGAGCCAGCAGCTTCGCCAAACTTACGCCCAACAGTGTCCTCATAGCCAGCCGCAGCTTCAAACGGTTTCTTGGCAGAACTTGCAAGACTTGCAATGCCAGAGCGTGCGGCTTTCTCGGTCTCTTCTGGGAGTAATGCGGATGCGCCAATTGCCGCGCTTTCCACTAAATTGATAGCGCCGGGGGCTAGACCTTTAAAAAACTCTTTGGCCTGACCGCCAACCGTGACTTCTTTCTTCTCGGGTTCTTTTGCGCCAAAAGCTTCCGGATACATGCGTTGCGCACGAGCCCATGCTTCTTGAGGCGACTCTCCCTCTCGAATAGTTACAGAAGAACCGTCTGGTAGAGGAAGATATTGTGCCATGGCATTACTAATTGTGCGGCTTGTCAAAAGCCCCCAGCAAGGCCGAACTTAACTGGGGTGCTGAAATTCTACAACTTATTCTCGAACAGGGCCAGTAGGTTTACCTGTTGGCTGTGGCTGTAACTGCATCCGTAATTGTGTTTTTACAAAATTATACAAATCTGGATCGGTTGTTTTTAACAACTCCAGTTTCATGGGGTCAGCGTATTTAGCCAACAAACCCTGTAGCCCTTTACTCTCGGGGCCCAGCACACTTGAATAAAACTCAAGGCCTTTTCTTGGGTCTCCGCCGCCAAGACCGCCGTAGAACTTAGTCTGTGCGTCAGGCGCGGCAAGAGTTGCATTTGTACGAGCGGTTTGAGCGGCTTCTGAATACATTGTTCGCTTAGTGGCTTCAGCGTTATTGACCATGTCTTTATAGATTCCGCTGGCAATCTCGCCTTTCTTACCAGTGATCTGTGTAACAGCGTCTGTAAAGGCGCGATCGGACGCAGCCATACGTGTATCAGCTTTTTCTTCATACATCTGAGTGTCTTTAAGATCACCTCTAGCTTCTGCACGACGGGCTTGCTCGATGTCCGCCATAGCCTTAGTACGCTCTTTAGCCGCTTTCTTAAACTCTTTAAGTGCATCGCCGTAATCGCCCAAGCCAGCCATAGCGCCCTTGGCAATGTTTGTAGCGGCGTTGGGAGATTCTCCGCCAGCCATGGCCAAGAAGCCTTTCATTAAAGACATCAAACCGGCTTTTTCTTTGTCGGTTGCATCTTGTAGCTCTTCTTTCTGCAACAGCTTTTCGTAGCCTGCAAACGCAGGGCCTTTTTCTTTGTTAAATGCGTCAAGCTGTGCAAGGCGTGTTTCTTTTTGACCGGCAATGTCTTGCCGCTCTTGCATACGTTGTTGATCTAAGCGGCGCGTAAGCGCATCTGCGTCAAAGAACTTATTGCTTGCCGCTGTTGCATCTTCTGCCGTAGGCTGTTTGATTGTTGCAATGCCTGTGGGCAGCGCGGCTTGAGGTGCAGGCGCGGCACTGGGGACTTTGTCCGCCGCAACTTTATCAGCGGCAGTTTTAAACTTACCGGCTTTCTCATTAGCCATCAAAACGTCGTCTGGGTTGACAACGTCTTTGGGAGCGCCCATCTGCTTTTGACCGGGCTTCTTAGTCATTTCAGCTTGATAGAATGCTTTTTCGTCTTCCGTAGCAATGCCCGTGTGGATGCGATAAGCAATCTCACTTAGCGTAGCTTGTTTTTTCTTGTCTCCCAAGTACCCTGAAAGCCGCTCAAACATTGTTTGATTTTCGGGAGAACCCTCTTGCGTAAACGTCTCGCGTGGTTGTACAGCTTGAAAGTTGGGAATGTTGAACATCGGGTTACTGCTTACAACACTGCCGTCGCCGCCGATAGATCTTGGCGTGCCTTGGTAACGAGGAATGTGACCGCCACCAGACATACGCACCACGGGCTCGCTTTGTTGGGCAAAGTTAAACATGCCGCCCATACCGCCAGTGGCCATGCCTTCTTCGTCGTCTTCGTAGCCTGCAATACCTCCGTCAGCCATACCCTGCATATTAGGCGTGGGGATCTGTGCAATACCTTGGTTCTCTGGAAGCTGTTGCTGAGCCATGCCCGCAATAGCGGCGTCGGCTACTTTGGGTTGCGGCATAGCACCGGCTTGTCCTTGGCCTGCTATGCGTAACTGTTTGCGTTGATTGCTCTCGGATACCGCCAGAGACAAGATATAAGGGTCGCTCTTGTGCATCATGGCGTACTGCTGCAACGCCCGATCGGGTAAGCCGCGCAGGGTGGAGGTGATTTGGTTTACATCAATCATGTTCTTCAGCCCATGTTATAGACAGCTAACTCAGCCAGACCCGCAGGGCGGCGTTCCAAGTCGCCGGTAGCTCCACCCTTGGCACCAAACAATTTAGCGCCAGTCAATGCAGCACCACCTAAACCAACCGCTTGAGACACCATTGACGGAGGTTGCTGATACATGGTCTGAGACTGCTGAGTTAAGGGCAAACCACGGATCATATCCGACATGAAGCCCAACTGTTTGTACGGATAGTTCTGATAATTCAGGAAGTCTTGGTACTCAGTGTTTAGTTGGTTTTGAACTTGCTGTTGTTGCTGCGCACCAAAACGGTTTTGAACATCTAAGAGACCAAGGTTCTGGCCGTACTGTGTCTGACCAATATCAGCCAAAGACTTAGCGCCCGTTAGGGCTGTTTGCAAACCTTGTAGTCCTAGACCAGCGCCAAACTGACCTTGCTGTGCGTTTAGCTGAGCTGCTGCTTGATTTTGTCCTTGCTGAGTATTGAATTGATTCATCGCCTGTGTGTAGGCGTCTTGCAGTCCTCTAGCTTGGATGTCGCCCTTTTGACGAGCAAGCTGCGCAGTAAGTTGGTTCTGAGCAATTAGGTTACCACTACCACCAAAGGCCCCTGAACGGGCGGCTTGTGCGTTTAACGCTTCACGAGAAATATCGCCTTGACGTTGTGCACCTTGTTGCTGGCGGGCAACCACCATGTCCATATAAGGAGACATGTACTGACCCACATTACCAGAACCCGCTTGAAACTTACCGCTTGCATCGTAACCGGGAAGCGCGTTTGTGCCGCTTGTAAACTGTTGAGCCGTATATGGGTTGTATGTGTAGCTTGTGTTCAAAGCCCCAAGACCTGCCATACCCGCCATAGCCGTAGCATCTCCCAACTGAGGGGCAGTCCGCATAAGCCCTGCGTTTTCAAACGACTGTTGTTGCAAAGGCGTGAACTGCGCCTGACGATCCCGCATGTACTGCATGTAAGGGGTTTCGTCAACATCCGTCAGTATTTCAGCTTTGCCTAACAGCGTTTCTGCATAGGGGCGGATTGGCTCCGCAAAGCCTGTTTGGTATTCTTGAATTTGTGTTGGCATGATCTATTCCTTACGCGGGAAGATATTTGTCAGCGCGGCTATTGGCCGCCACTTTGTTTTTGCCTGTGGTCTTACCCCGTGCGCGTTGCACACGATCCATCATGGCGTAAAGCTTCTTAGCGCCTGCCTCTGTTGAGCCGTTGCCTAGTTCAGACACGATGCGTGCGGGGATTACAAACTCACCATCGGCAAGGCGTGCGGGTTGCCGTTTGCGGCCAATCGTTGCGGGGATGCTGTCAGACACGCCATCTCCGGGGCCTTTGAGTAAACGGCCACCATCTGAGTACGAACCCAAAGAGCCTAGACCGCCACCGATGGCGTAGCCACGAGGCATTAAACCGCCATTTTTAGCAACGGTATTACCCGCGTCGCTGTTAGCGGGAGATGTGGAATCAGCGTCGGGGCCCGGGGGAGCAGGGCCGTCCCCACCACCGCCTGTATTAGCTGCATTAGCGGCGTTAGCCAAAGCTGCGGCAGTTAGGTAGCCTTCGTAATCGCCAGTAAATGCACGACCGCCTGTTTTGCCGTACATCAAGTAGTGCTCGTAACCAGACGTAAAGCGTGTAGGCTCACCAGACACAGACTTGCCAGTTTTTAATTCAGCTTCAACATCGGGATTAGCTGCAAGGTATGCCTTCTCATCAAAGAAAGATTGCGGTTTACCGGGCACACCTTTAATCGTCGTAGTTGTTGTTCTTGCAGCCCTTGGAACAGCTTTCTTACCCAACACAGCCTCGTCGTACCGCGCCATTACAGGTCTATCTCTTGTCTCTGCTTTACGCTTCGTTAGATTTTCACCCTTGCCCATCAGGAAGTTGTACGCGTCCAACGAGTCATCTGTCAGTTTGTTGTACGCAGCCTCATGTTCAGCCGGAGTGTTAACTACGGGAGATGTGTAACCCAAACTGCCGCCACCTTCTGTGTACATATCTCGTACATCGCCCATGCCCAAGCTAAAATCAGGGCGAGTTGTAATTGTGCCGTTAGCATTAACCACAGTATTACCTGCGCCACTAACACCGCCGGGAAGGGAGCCGACTGGGACTTCATCTAGTTTGCCGGGAACAATAATAGAACCATCATTACGTTTAGCTTGGACTAGTTGAGCAATAGTCATACCGGTTGCTTCGATAACGTCGGCTTCGTTCATTCTTTCTTTATCCAAGGCCCCACGCATTGCGGCTTCTTGTTGAGCCGGAGTCATAGCGGCAAGTTGCGTTTTGTACGTGGCCAAGAATCCTTCAATAGCGTTATCAATTGGATTAAAGCCTAGACCACGCTCAGCAAAGAACCTGTTGGTGTACGAAGCGCCGTCAGGAATAAGAACGGGCAGGCCAGCGTTTGCGTTTTGGTTTGTCAGTAAGTTTTGGTTTTGGTTTAAATTTGCCAAACCTTGATTAGCGCCGGGAGCAGGCAAGCGACCAGCCGCAATATCCAACGCTTTAAGACGATCTTCTTCTATCTTGAATGCGGCAGCGTTTGCGTCTTTCTGTGCTTGATTTCCGCCCATCTGATTAAACATTTGGGATGTTGTGTCTGTACCGCCTTTAGAAGCTAGTTCACCCAGATATGTTTGAGTAATCTTGTTGTTAGGGTCAAACCCCGCAGAGTACGCAGATAGCGCCACGGCTTTGCCAGTAGCAGGATCAGTTACATACTGACCGGGTTTTGTTACATCGACTACACCGGGGATAGCGGAAGCTTGCGTAGGGCCAGTAGCGCCAACGGCGGTAGCTAATCTTTGAGCGTCGTTGTAAATATTTAGCGCACGGTTTTGTTGATCTCGTGCAGCGGCGGCGGCTTCCCAGTTACCCGTCTTTTGATATAACTGTTCATCAGTCAACATAGCAGGGGGTGTACCGTTAGCCATACGGATAACATCGCCGCCATTAGCCAAAGCCACGATACCGCCTGACGCCATTGGGGTTATTTGTTGCTGTTGAGGGGGCTGGTTTAAAGACCCTATCCCAATATCGTAAGGGTTTGGATTTTGTTGATAAAACAGATCGCGCTGACCTTGTAGTGTTTTGGTTCCAAACTCACTGGCTTTGACGGGCGTCATGGCTCGCATGCCATACAGAGGGTCAGGCTTGCCTGTGTCTGGGTTAATGTTGTAGGCAAACTGCCGGATGTATCCCGTGTCTTTTGGCTCTGGCATTTTGGTTGTAGGCTGCATTGCCAAGAGAGGCGCGGCGGCCATACCAATATTACGGAGGTTGTTTTTAGCAAACGCCATAGGGTCGGCTTTAGCCACGTTAAATCCACTAGACAACAGATTGCTTGTTGAAGGAACTACCGGTGTTGCGCCTGCTGCTACTCCGGCGCTATTGGCTAAACTAGAAAGACCTTCTGCACCAAAACCTGCATTTTGAGCCGCCAGCATAGCAGCTTGTGATCCCGCGCCAGTAGCTGCGCCCTCAACACCCAAGGCACCAGCAACATTTCCTACTGTATTTGCCCCCGCATTCATGAAGCTGTCAGCAAGACCCGCGCCACCATAAGCACCCAATCCGGCCATGAGGCCGCGAGATAAACTGCCGGTAGCCAAGGTGGTAATACCGCCCGTAGCCACCCCAGCCATCATAGAAGACATGCCCAATCCAGCAGGGCCAAGGAACGCGCCAAGGGCGATAGGAGCAACAGCCTTAAACAAATCAGACAAAAGCCCAGCTTCGGGCAAACCCGTCTCAGGGTTAATAGTCAGCGTTGTACCATTAGCCTCGGCAAACTTTTGTAGATTCCGGACTTCGTCCGGTGTCATGTGTACAAGTAAAGAGTCGTCGCCACGACCTTGCGATGCTACTTGTTCGGCAAACTTGTGCAGGCTCATTTTTGCCTCTCAAAATGGGGGTTGTTGGATAATATCATGTTGACGTCTTTATGCGAAGCATTTGGCTACCATCTTGTACACCGTCTTGTGTATCTCTGTAAACATCGCCAAGCCTTAAATTAGGTAAATCTGCATCAGTTGGCAGTGTCTCAAGATTCAAGTTCAGTGTTGTTCCGCCCATGTCACCGGGGTTGTTCAACTGATTAAAGTACAGACGTAAGACGTTGTTTAGCTGGCTAAAATAGCGGCTCTCGTACTCCGCTGGGGCCAGCGGTAAGCTTGGTGGTACTGCGTTTAGTTCAGCCATTAGCGCCTACCGTCCGGTCTAATGTCAATACGTGGTGCGCCCAATTGCCAGCAAGTGTTAATTTGATTTGAGCTAATCTTAAAGATCATCTGGCGACCGCGCATGCGGGTAAATATCTGCCCTGTAAACTGTTCTGTGATAACGTATGTGTTACTTTTAGACACAGGTTGTGAAGCTGTACTTGTAACGCCAGAACCAGAGTTAGCCAGCCCCTGTAAAGTCATAGCCACTGCGGGTAATGCGCCAGCGGGTGTATTCTCAGCGTTCTCAAAAGTTAGGTCAGGTAAAACACGCCACACAAAACCAAAGTTATGGCCGTCACCAATATCAAACTCAGACGAGCTAATGTAAGCATCAATCGCAACAGGGGTGCCGGTCGTATTATCATTTAGACCCGTTTCGTGGTTAATTATAACGCCTGTGGCTGTACTGCTATTGTACTTGGCAGCAATAGGAACAGTCTGCAAACCGGAGTCAAGCCAAGCAGTGCGTTCCATCGTGCCGTAATACCAGATTTTCTCTGTGTAGTTATAAATAACGTATTTGTCCACGGCAGTGGAATTGGCTGAGCAGTAGAACCACCAGACCTCGTTGAAGCCTTCGTTTGTGCCAGAGAACACTTGCAGTGATTGCTCTTTGTTAATGTCTCCAAATACGTAACGGCGCAGGTCACAGTTAAGCGTTTGCACACGGCCATCGTAGACGTAGAATTTGTCCACGCCCATCCAGTACACAATACCCGAAGCAATCACCGCCGCGTTAGGGCTAATGATAGAGATGTTGTCACCAAGCAACTGCGGTGCCCACACGTATGGGGGGCCAAGGTACTGAAGTGAATATATAGCCGAGTCGGTAAACATCACAATCTCTTGGCGCGTCTGAACCGTAGTAATAATTTCAGAGCCGTGAGAAATACGTATGAACCCTGCTTGGTTTGTTGCGTCAGGCGTCCAGTTATAAATGTCGTCCTGCGCTGACCAGCGAATTAACATGGGGTCAAGTTCTGATTCACCGTAGTCGTTACAACCAAAAGCAATCACAAAACGTGATGTGTCGGACACCGTTAGGCTGTTATGAACTACAGGTACGTCCACAATCAAGGACACATACACCCCTGAACCTGTAGAAGCAGCCGCCATCTCATTGCCTGCGCCATCCAGCAAGTTAAAAGTATTTCCGTTTACGTTAAACGCGTAGTAAGTCGTGGCCGTAGCTATACCAGTGGGCATGGATGAGGTGGCGTTAAATTGGAGCGCCGCGCCCTCGGTGTAGACAATACTGGATGTGACAACTGTAGGGGTGGCGTTTGTAAAAGATACTGTGCCGCCAAGAGAATTTAGTAAAACGCCCCGAGTGCTCGTACCGTTGTTTTGCACCCAGTAATAGATACCCCCACTACGCGGGCCAAAGACCAAGTCTTCACCGTAGTTGATTTGATCCCACAAACGCAAAGCCGTTGTAGATGTTCCGCCATTACCCCATGTGGTGCCAGTCTGTCCCCAAGACCCTGCGCCCCAACCCGTGAGAGGTACAGGAATGGCTGGGCCAACGTTAACTTGGTACGCGGCAACAACGGAAGCACCACCACCGGGAGAACCCGCAATAGCTGTAGCATTGGGCGTTACTGAAATTACAATTGTGTAAGTATTGGCAGTCAGAACTGTGACTTGAAACTCTTGGTTAAGTACTGCCGCCGTAACGTTTGTGCCACCACTGCCAATATCTACAGCCCCGCTAAAAGTTACAAAATCACCTGTTACACAGCCATGGGCCGTGTCAGTCACAGTCACCGTTGTAGAAGCGGTAAGGGCAAACGGGTTGTTGTTAATCGTGACTGTCTCACGAATAGGTGTAATGTCGTTGTACTCAGTACCTTGCAAAATGTAGAACTTAAGGTTTGTGCCAACACCAATCAAATCACTGCCGCCAAGAGAAGTCCAGTTCCACAACGACCTGCAAACGCCTAAGTACGTAAGTACAGACAGCGGCTCCCAGCCGCCGATTACTTCGGGATTACCCTGACGAAAGCGTATCTTGTCGGCCTCGTACCAACCACCCTCGGTGGTGTATCGCGTGTTCTCTTTATTCACGCCCGGCTTAAACAGGATTTTTTGTAATGGCATGGGCTACCTTTATTTACTGGCAACGCCTTTGGTCTTCTCAAAAGAACGCATACCGGCAATGCCCAAGATGCCTGATAATATCACCCAAAGCTGGTCTGCGTCTAGTACTGGCGGGGGATCCATGCCCATTGGAACCCAATCCATCGCTTGCAAGTATTTCCATGCCCACTGGAATAGTGGATACAGCAAAAACTGATACCCCATAGCCGCCACACCAATCCAACCGATGGCGGGTCGCCAGCCGCTCACAAACACGCTAGAGGACGCCGCTTCGATCTTGTTAACCTCAATTTGAGCTAAGTCTGTGGCTTGGTCTATGCGCTTCTCTTCAAGATCGAGTTTTCGTTGCTCAATCTCCATTTCCATTTTTTCTTTGTCGGTGGTAATCAGGTCGCCAGCAACCTTGCCCACGGCTTCAATAATTGATCCAACGGCAAGCAGGCTCATTTCAAACCTTTCAATGTGCGGTTTAGCCAGCCCTTGAGGAACTTAACCTGCACGGGGTTCTTGTTACATATTTCAACGTAGCGGGCAATCTTTGCCAAGGCGTAGGATTCTTTGAACCTTTGACCATCCGTAATTTGATTGAGTTTTTCAATGGTTTTAGCCCCAATACCACCGTCTGGCGTAGCGCCCACCACAAGTTGAGCCAACTTGACAGCCATGCCTAGTCCAGCATTTACACCAAAGTTAAAGATGGTGTTGGCTACGTCTTGGTTGCTGATCTCGTTGCCGCGCATCTTGTCCCAAAACTCAACACGGTAGAACTCACGCACCATAGGCGTCAGGGAGCCACCAAACTCCTTACGATCTACCAACGCCCAGCCGGGCCACTGAGGGTTCTTGTTTCTAGCAATACCTGCATAGGTCATGCCGCCCGTGTCGCCGGGTACTTCATGGAGGACGTAGCCGCCCTCGTCCTGCATCATTTGCTCAAAGGCTGGTTCAAACTGCGCCATTACTTGTCCTTTGGTTTAGTGTCTTCATTCTGCATGAGTTTGATACCAGACAGGAACCCAATCATGCCGCCGATAAGAGTAGAAAAAGCGGGTGAAATCATTTTGAAGATTTCTGCGTTGTCCACTTCCTTCGCCCACAGTCCGAGCATAAAGGCGACCACCATGGCCAATACAGAGATGCACAGGGTTGTGCTTACCATAAGAGTGACGTATAGCGTCAGTTTTTCCTTCGTGTCTGGCACGTGTTGTGGTGGTTTCTTGGTCATACGTATTTGTCAAAATGTTTTGTGTTGTTAAAGATTTCCAACTCAATCGTGTTTTGTCGCGCCCGTTTGTTGTACAACTCAATCTCAAGTGCGTCAACTGCTTTGTTTATCTTTTCGGCTTTTACAGCCTGTTTGTACTCAGCCTCCAGCCGTTCTGCTCTACGCTCCGAAGCTATTGCTCGGACATCGTATGGAGTGGGGAACACAAACGGATACCATTTGCGAAGTTGGATCATTTCTTTTCACGTTTAATCGCTTCTTCATAACCACGCAAAATTAAAGATCGGGCTTCTGCCGAATCTGCTGTGCCCGCCCACATAGGCAGGTTGTTCCAAATCACCACATAGTCTTCTGGCTTGCAATACTGTGCATTGTTCTTTAACCACGCAACCATTTGTTGATGGCGCTCGGACGGGTTGTGAATTGTGTAGCCGATCCCATAGAACTCGCGCACATGGCAACCATTCTTGGCTACGGCTCCAACTAGCCCCAACAGCAGTAACAGTATGAGCCAACGCATACATCACACTAAAGTCCAAGCAATTATGTACGTGCCAAAGATAACAAAGGCCACAAGACAGGCTGCGGCAATGAATGCTTCAGCCCAGTCCCACATGGTTACGCGGGCTCCGGTATTTTAACCTTGGCAGTAATAACAGCTGTCGATGTGTCTCGATCAATCGTCATGTAGCCTTGGCAAACAATGTTGTAGTCCACCCCGTTAGCATCTTTTTCGCTTTTGATGGGTGTTGCGATGTCAAGGTTCTTAAACAAAAACTCTTTATCGTTTTCAAAGACACGCCAAACATGGTCAACTGTACCGCGTCCAACTTGACCTCTTGCTTTATTAAACCTAATACGATAAGTATTCATATAACTTCGGCTGCAGTTACTGGAGCTGCTTGAGGTACAGGAATTACCGTCAAATTAAAATGTATAAATTTAATAGGTAATTCAGCTGCATGTCGCGTAAATGAATGCGCTAACCACGAGTTTGAAAAAATCATCATGCCTGGTTTTGGCGTAAAATTAATCATTTTGCTAGCGGGCGTTGCCATATTCATGTCTTGTTCTGGTAAATCAATCTGCACTTTGGCTGCGCGGGGATCATGAAATACAACATGAGAACAATCTTCTGGCGTCTCAAGAAAATAAAAACCTACAATTTGCGAACCAAATCCGTGAACATGTGCGTCCATTGCAGAATGCTTAAAATGCTCCTGTGTCCACATTTCTGTAAACGAAACGGCTTTATTCTGCATAGCGTACCCTTGTTCATTCAAGATATTCCATGCAGTTGATCCAACAAATTCTGTAAATGCGGTTAGACGAGGATCGGCATAATAATTCCCAGACATGTAGACTGGATAGATTTCATCTAGATTACGCTGTTTACGTTCGGCTTCTAAGTTTTCTTCTGATACCTTATTTGCTATTTCTAGAAAATCAGGCCGTTCAATTAAGTAGATCGGGCTCGGGAAATGAAAAGCTACTTGCAGCTGCGTGTTTTGTACTACTTCAGCTACGGCTTCAGCAGCTTTGCAAATCTTCCCTTTTGATTTAGGGGCGACGGTCTTGGCCATGATGTAATCCTTTAAGGTGTTATTTCCACCCAAGTTGGTGGATCACCCGCTAGCTTATAAGATTTACCGTCTTCTGGATATTGAGGTAGCTCAAACCATGAAGATGTTACGCCTCTCCAAATGTAGGTTTTTCCATCCGCCGGATATGGTATAGGCGATATATAGCTGCATGTATCGACGTCAAATGTCCAACTCATATAATTAGAATACGCTGAATCATTTTCCCAAGCGTCTTTTACAGCTTGTTGTTTTGCCGCAATTTCAGCAACGCTCATATCACGTAAAGCCCACACGTCTGTCCAAACACCATCAACTTTTTCGTAAGTTGGCTCAGTTGAATCTAGTACTTGATATACACCGGGTCTAGGGCACTCAACGCGAACAAAAGGCTCCCAATTGCTAGGAACTTCTCCAAACGCGTCTATAAGATTATCTTCAAAAGCTGGGTGATTTTTAATCGCGCCGTTTTCAACTTCAATATATAAATTCATATGACCACCAATTTATAAATTGCCTGTGTTTGTAGAGGGGAACGAACGTGAACAGCCGGGATAAATAATACGCACAGCGCCCGCCCCGCCAGAGCCACCGCCAGTGGCAGAACTACCATTCCACCGTGAACCGCCACCGCCACCGCCGTATGCGCCGCCAGCACCGCCGGAATTAGCTGCGCCATTACTACCAGCACAACCACTGCTACCACCACCGCCCGGATTAACCGTGCCGCCAAACGCGCCGTTTGATCCTTGGCCCAGCAAACCTACACCGCCACCGCCGTCAGCTCCTGCTGAGGCACTAGGGCACTGACGGGCAGAGCCACCGCCACCGCCACCACCAGAACCGGCGCTTCCGCAGAAATTATTAGCGCCTGTTCCGCCGGTACCAGCGTAACCGCCAGCGCCTCCACCGCCGCCTCCCATGTGCGTGCTTAATCGAAAACCAGAGCCGGGGCCACCACCACCGCCTCCGTTACCACCATTACCAGTACCGCCTGCGCTTGTTGTACCAGCATTAGCTATAACAGTACAAACAAATTTAGACTGTGATGCATTAATAGTAACTGTATAACTAGTTAAAGGAGTAACAGTAACGTTATTTCCGTAAGCTAGACCGCCGCCGCCACCACCACCACCGCCTCGCGCCTGACTACAACAACACGAAGGCGGAAAACGAAGTGAAGCTCCGCCATCACCGCCTTTACCAACCGCCAAAATAGAAACTTTAGTTACGCCAGCTGGGGCAACAAATGTGTATGTTCCAGCGCCTGTGTAAGCTATTTGGCCAGTAACGTTAGTTACAGTTGCAGTCGAGTTTGAATTAGCGGACACGCCGCCGGGCGCAACAGAATTGGTAGCTTTTACAACACACCGAATTGTACTACCAACATCAGCAGAAACCAGTACATAAGTACTAGAAGTTGCGCCGCCAATATCAGAAGAAGATCGTTGCCATTGATACGTAAATGTTGGCGCAGGGGCACCTGTCCACGTACCGTTAGTTGTCGAAAGAGTTTGCCCGACAACAGCAGTGCCACTCACAACAGGAGCTACAGTGTTAACAGGAGCACTCCCGTAGGAGTTGCCCACAGACGCCATCAATATACCTGTCATGTTACGTTCCCTGTAACAACACAAACAGTCCCGGAGATAAACAACACGTTGCAGATGCCGCGTGTCGCCAACGAAATAGTAGCCTTGTCAGCGTCCGTGCCGCCAATATACGCGGTGGTAATGGACATAGTCAACGTGATTGCGCCAGAAGTGTTGTTGAAAATAACAACGGCATCGCCAGCAGCAAAAGTAGCATTTGGGACAGTGATGGAACCACCAGAGCCAACTTCAATAAATTCACCAATGTCACCTACGGCAAGGGTGTAGCTAGTTGTTTTAGCTGCGCCAGACTGGGGAATAGCTTTATACCCAACAAGATTAGTGCCGTCAACGGTGCAAGCTGAAAGTACGCCTTGCGATGGTGTTCCTAGTGCGGGGGTAACCAACGTGGGTGACGTTGATAATACAACAGCGACTGTGCCTGTAGAAGAAGTTACGCCTGTACCACCATTTGCCACAGCCAACGTACCCGCAACAGAAACCGCGCCAGATGTAGCGGTATTAGGGGTTAAGCCTGTAGAACCAAAGCTAAGTGTTGAAACACCATCGGCAACACTAGATGCTACCTTGACGTAGTCAGAACCGTTGTAATAAACAGTAGCTTTCTCGCCCGCAACAATTGAAACGCCTGCCTGTCCAGCGGCTTTAAACGTGACCACGTTTCCGCCAGCGTTGTCAACTACATACGTCTTACTGTAACTTGGGCCAGTAACTGTCTTATCTACAGAAGTGCCAGAAATCTTTACAACCGCAAATTGAGCTGTTACTGTTCCGGCCCCTGCCAACGTAGAGGTGATGTTTGTTACGCTTGCGTTGCCCGTGGTATTAGCCAAAGTAACTGCGCCATCACCTGTTAGAGTCAAAGTACCCGCTACAGCAATATTGACGTATTCAGTAATACCGTTGTTGACGACATTACCCCACGTACCCGTGAGGTCGCCCTGTGTTGGGGTTACTAACCCTAGTTGTGCGGTTTCGGCTGCCATTTAAGTGCTCCTAGTTCGTTGCAACGGCAGTCCAGCTAGCCGTTTGCGTGTTGCTGATATTTTGCCAGTTTGCGTCTTGCGTGTCATCAATTATTTCCCAGAAAGGCCGTGCTGTGATTGAATCTGTGCCCGTTGCCAACTCATTAATGAAAGCTATAAACGCCGCCGCTGCCGCTAAAGTGTCTGCGCTTACCGCGTTTTCTTGTATTGTTGAAACAAACGTGACCTTTGCGTTGTTTGTTTCTGACCCCATAGCGGCTTCTGTGATTGTCGCATTAACTACAACTACCGCCGTTACTGCATCTGTGCCTGTCGCTGTTTCCTGCACATCTCCAAAATATACAAGACTTCCGGCTATATTATCTGTTCCGGTTGCTGTTTCGGTTACCGCACTTGCAAACCCTGCGTTAGCCAAAATAACATCTGTGCCCGTTGCTGTCTCACTTACTGCGGGACTTAAAATCCGTGTAGCCGTTACAGAATCGGTGCCCGTAGCTGTTTCTGTAATATTAGAAACAAACGCTATACCCGCTGTTACAACATCTGTGCCCGTTGCTGTTTCGCTTACTGTTGGATTAAGCGTTAAAGTAGAATCCACCGCATCAGTAGCGGTGGCCAACTCACCAATTCCGCCCCACGAGTTGTAACCCCATGCGCTCTCGCCCCAGCCCGTGCCAGCTACCGCTGCATCATATACTTCACCACCTACTGTTGCATCTGTGCCCGTAGCAGTTTCAGTAATTACCGCATCTACAGCTAAAACCGAAGAAACTGCGTCTGTCCCTGTACTTGCCTCTGTTACCGTTGTAGCATACAACGGCCCCGCTTCGGTAGCATCTGTGCCTGTTGACGTTTCTGTTATGTCTGAGGTAAATATCTTACCCGCTGCAATTACATCCGATCCAGTAGCTGTCTCGCTGACAGAAACTACAACACCGTTTGACCCTGTTATAACGTCTGTTCCTGTAGATAATTCCGAAACAGATGCCACATAAATGGGTACAGAACTAATCGCATCCGTACCTGTAGCTGTCTCGCTGACAGAAACTCCAACACCGTTTGACCCCGTTATAGCATCTGTTCCCGTTGCACTTTCAGTAACCGAGGAACTTAATGTAAGTAATGAATCAACGGCATCCGATCCTGTACCTGTCTCACTGACCGAGGGGGTTACACTTAATGCAGAAACAACCGCGTCTGTGCCTGTAGAGGTTTCGTCGATGGTGCTGTCGTAGGCGACAAAGCCGCCCCAACCGCTGTCACCCCATGCGCCATCACCCCACCCGGCCATATTAAGCCGCCAAGCTAAATGTGTAAGTCACAGACAAAGTATCGCTGTTCACCACAGAACGGTCACCGGGTGAGCCAAAGTCAGCGGCAGAAAACAATGTTCCTGTTGTGCCACTTTTGTCATTAGCGCTGGTCAAGAACGCACCGCCGACTGTTGTTGTGCCGTTAATGTTAAACACGGCTGGTGAAGCTGAGTTAGTCACCACGGATGGATTAGCGGTTGTAGCTGTTACAAAAGTAGCAGTCACACGGTTGGCGTTGCTATAAGCAGTAACTTCTGTCCAACCAATGTGAGAGGCCATTGTGTCGCCCGCCGCAGGTGTATTAGAAGCCGCAGCACCATACAGACCAAGATACCAAGTGGTGATCTGGGTTACTGAGGTTAAAGCACTGCCCGCCATGTATGCCAGACCCGCGTTGACAACCAAGTTTTTAGATTGCGCTTCCCACTTCAAATTACCGTCTTTGTCATGGCATTTGATCTCAAATACGCCGGTAGCTTGTGCAGCTTCACCGGCTTTGGTGTTACAGGTCAGACCACCAGAAACTACGTCGGTGGCTTTGGTTTTTTCAATAGTCATGATGACTCCTTAGTTAGAACTACGAATGAGAGCCGCCGTAGCGGTGTTTGCTGGCATGGTGATTGTAAATGTACCAACGGATGTTTTGTCAGACCCGAAGTCCAACACAGCAACAGATTTGTTACCTTGGGTAGAGTTGTAAATCAACGCACATCTTGCGGTGATTACGCCTGTCCATGAGATGTTGGGGAAGCCCACAAAAGCGGTGTACCCAGAAGACGATACCGTGATAGGTGTTAACTGTGCCCCACCAGCAAAGTAAGTGCCTGTATTAGGTACTTCGTCAGTTGAACTGTATACGGTTGTGTCTTCGTTCAGATTAGCGTTAGCCGTGTACAAGGCAATCTTAATAACGTCAGTCGTGAGGTCATGAATACCTTGGTACAACTGCGCCTTAAAACTGGTGGTTTGGGTCTGGATAATTGACATATCAAGTTACCTTCTGACGGAACTGACCAGAACGGTAAGCGTCTTGACGCTCCATACCATCACCCAGACGTTTAGCCAATGCAAGAGCTTCCATGAACTTCTGGTTGTACAACTGCATCATGTCGGTTTCACCCTTCATGTATGTGTAAGCCTCAACCAAAGATGCGTACAAAAGCACGGGGTCAAAGTTATCACCTAACCAAGATGTGAACGGTGCCACAGAAATGCTTGGCGGATAGAAGAAATAGTGCAACTCTGCCCCGTATGCGGCGTCTGGTGTGGGGCCAAGGATGAAAGTTAACTCTGCCGGATTGTCTGAGCGTGGGCCAAACAGTGCGTAATACTTAGGAATCCCCGTATCTGTGGGCTGGGGGTACGCCTGCCGAATAAAGTTAACGTCTTTGTTTAACAAGTACTCGTACTCACCACTGGCGTTAATGATAGCCAATGAATACACCGCCAAAAAATCCGTGGGGCACTGCAGGTACTTGTTGTTTGTTGTGGTTGCGCCTGTCACATTTTGGCGAAGCGACGGGAACTGTACCGAGTTGAATATACGCTGCTCAGCCTGCTCGACGAACACGGGAATATTAGCCACGAAATCTGCTTCCGTGTTCTCCGTGTACGCTTGAATAGCAGCGCTAAGTTCAGCGTAATTCATGCCATTGGGCCTCGTGCCATAGTGCCCTTGGTCGCCGCGCCGTTACCACGAGTGACGATACCGGATGTCTTGGTGGTTTCGTTACCAGCAGCCTTGCTGATGTTGCCAATAGACATGTTAACGGTGTCAGCTTTACTGCGGTTTGGGGGGATGCCGGGGTTTGTAGATGGAACAACAGGCGCACCACTCATGGTGTGGGGTTTGGCGTACGCAGAAGCGGATAGATTGTTTATCTTGGCCATGTTATTTCCCCTGATTCTTAACTTTGGCCATACCGCGACCATACTGCATCATCATCTCATTGGTCT